CTGGCAACTGTGTTATTTAATAAAGAAATAATAACTCAATTGACAAAAGATTTTTCAAAAGAAGCTAAAGATCTGAAAATTAGTGAAATAGGATTAAGACTTTCTTACTTTCTAACACAAGGAACAGAAGGTGGATTAAAAGAAGCTTTTGCGGGTGCGGGCAAATTTGGTGCTGCAGGAGCGGCCGCTGGTGCAATGATGGGTGGTGGTATATTTTCAATACCTGGTGCGATTATTGGTGGATTACTTGGTTCAGCAATCGGTGGAATACTAGGATTTATTGGTAGAGATCAAATGATAGATATGACCAAATTTGCTGAAACTTTCTGGAAAAAAAGTTGGAACGATGCAAGATTAGGATGGGAAACAAATGAACTCAATAAATTAAAATCATCAGAAGAAGCAGATAAAATATTACTTAAACAAGCTATTGAGGAAGGTGATTGGTTAGAAGCATCTAAAATTAAAACTAGACTTGCAGGAACTAGACAAGAGATACATGAGAAAGAAAAATTAATATCTGATATAAAAATAGAAATAGCAGAAAAAGAATTAAAGGAAATAAAAAATAGAGCGATGACTCTACAAAATAGAAAAAATGCTTTAAATATTGAATCAGGTCACACCAAAAAAATGGATCAAAAATTTAATACAATTAAAGATGAAATAAAATTCTTGGTCGATGGTGATGAAGAACTAATGAAAAGAATATTTGCATTAGATCCCAAAGATTCAGATGGTTTTGCAAAAATAATAGATGAATTAGAGGAAAAATTAGATTCTGGCAGTTTAAGTAAGTTAATAGACAGTCCTTCATTTTTGGGCAGGTGGGGTTTACCATTAGATTCTGATTATGCTAATCTAGAAGGCAGAACCAAAGCGGAAACACTTATTGAAAGATTGGAGAAACTTCCTTTATGGTATATGATGCGAGCAAAAAGTGAAGATCTAACAAGACAAAAATATTTTACAGAAATGGGGCTCGCACTTGGTTCGCCTGAATTTCAACTCCAAGCTGAACAAATGACAGGAATGAAATATGGGCTTGGTGAAGATCGATTAAACGCATATACACTTGATCAGTGGATGAGAGAAGATCCTAAAAATAAATCCGCACTTGAAGGATTATTATCTGAACAAATAAAAAATGAAAAGACTGCAAATTCCGCAAGGCTTGAGGAATTAAGTAGAATTGTTTCGGAAGCTTCTGGAAAACCAACTGTAATTGTTAATGACACAAAAAATGTTAATGCATCACAAGGACCAAGAATAGATAGAAGTCAAACATTTTTTATAGGGGGCCCACAAGTACAATATGGACCCCTTAATGAAAGAGGTAACTTTTAATTATCAGCTAACTTCTGAAAATATTCAAGAGATTCATCATCTTCATTTTCTGCTGTAGTTATCACAGGTTCTTCCTTTTTCATAGGCTGACCGCCCTCAAAAGGGGGCTTACTGACATCAACTGGTCCAACTTGACTCTTGGACTCCACTCGTACTTGTGGTTCAGAATCAACACCCAAAACCCTATCAAGTCTCTGTTTTAATTCTTGTTCTAACTTATATTTGGATTCTTCAGTAAATTCAGAAAGTGGATATTCTTTATTCCACATTGCCTCAAGTTGTTCATCATTACCATCCAACAAAGCGGATGCAGAATCAAACTCAGATTTATCAAAGTTATTAAATCCATCAACTTTTCTAATCTTTAGTCTGAAATTTGCTCCTTCCCAAAGATCAAAAGGATTAATTGGATTCTCATCTTCAAATTGAGGATTCATTAGATCATTAATCTTATCAAAGATTTTCTTACCATATTTAAAAAGTCTAATTTGACCTTCATTTTGTGGATTAGCAGGATCTTTAAGAACCATGATGTTTGAAAGGTAAACTAAACGCCTTTTCTGTTTGCGAGCGATTTCTTTATTCGCTTCAATACCAGAATTCCACAAAGTAGAATTGTATTCACAAACAGGACATTTTTTTCCAATAGTAGTTGGACATTCTTCAATATACCAACCACCAACTCCTTGAAAACCATGATTCCAAGTTTTTGCCCAAGGCATATCTTCATCAGGTGGAGCAGGAAGAAATCTGATTACTGCATAACCATTACCAGACTTGTCTAGATCCGCTTTCCAGAAGCGAGTATCTTCTGCAAATCCTTTTGATGCATCAGATTGTTCTTGAAGTTTTTGATTGATTTTGTCAATTGATTTTTGACGTGAGTTTTTTAGATCAGAAAATGAATTCATCGTATCTCCTTATATTTTATTGTTTAAATGTATTTCATCTGATTCACACTATACATACCATTATACACTATTTATTACCCCATGTCAAGCCCGACTTTCATAATCTTTCTGAATTTTTCTAAATCATCAATTTTAAGAAAATATTGGTACTTAGACATTTTTAAATAAAAATCAGGCCAGATTATTCTGTCCATGATTCTTTTGTTCCACGTGTTAGTAAAACTTAAAATTTTATCCATTATAATAACAGACTCTATACTAACATGCTTACCCAAAAGTTGTTCTAACAAAACAGGATGTTGTCCACTTTCTACAGTAAAAACTCTATTGAAACCTAATTCCAATCCTAACTTTTTATTGTTGAAAGTATCAATTAAATCACGAAGATGTTCAACATCCTCTTTGAATCTATATGATAAAGACTCTATTTTTTTCTTCCAATCATTATGAATTTTTTTAGAATCTTCGCCATACATTTCACCAACCCACATTGAAGAATTGTAAACAAAATTAGCAACAAGAAACCCTTCAATTTCATCGTGCTTTTTTAAATCTTTTGCTAAACTCTCAAAAAAGAAAACATCATTTCTATTTTTATATGTGGTATATCTTGCCGAGACACCTCTGTTCTTAAAAGAATAATTAAAGTAATTATATCTATCAGAATTGAAGTGTCTCTTTAATGCAAGGTAAGTTTTATATACGTCAAAACCTCTCAGCATAATTATTTTTTGATAAAGTCAATCGCCTATCATTTTTATAATAAGACTTTTTGCTTTTCTTTTTAGTCTTTTGTTTTGGAGAATAATCACCAGGTACATTATCTACGGATTTTTTAGAGAATGGATTGACGTGCGATATAGGAATATCAGCACCTATATTTAACTTTTTGCCCCACTTTCTTTCATGATTTTCAAGCATTTCATACGTAATAGAGATACCTATGATCACCTCCTTTCCGCGTTAGTTAAATACTTCCGCAGAGAAAAACTTTTTAGAAAAGTCTCCCTACAGAAGTATTTATATTATATTAACATGGAATACTTCATTTGTCAATAGTAATTTGGCCAATAAAGTAAAAATCCAATGAGTGTTAATACTACTGATGACGTGTAAAGTTCTTTTCTGATTCTATTCATGCGAACCTCACATGCCCATTCATGAGTTTTCTCTCTCTTTGTTCAAGATCATAATGATCTCTAGCTTGTGAAAGATATTCCTCAATTGATTTATTTGTTATATTTCCCATCGTAAATGATGAAAAATTCAAAGCATCAATAAGTCTCTTTAAAAGACTAGGTTTTAATTTTTCTTTTGCGTTTTTATATTCATGAAACGCTTGTTCAGCGTCAGACAGGTTTCTATACTCAGCTCTTAGCCAAGGAACAAGGGATGCATCATAATCTCTTACTTCGTTATAAAATATACGTTTACCATAGGAGTGTGGGTCTGTCACTCAATTCCTTTCTTTTTTGAGAGATTTAAGAGGCGACAACCCCCATCCGTGCCGCCTCTATTTTTTTTAAGCAGGAACCATTTCTGCTTTTGGTTTTGCATAACCCCTGACCATTTTAATTTCGTCTTGAGTTACAAATTCACCATGACCAATAGTATATGCGGCATGACCGAATTCAGCAATGTCAATACCTTGTGTTTCTTCTTCAAGTGAAACTCGCAACCCTATTACCATTTTTATGATAAACCAAACTATCAAACTAGAAGCAAATACAAACCCCCCGATAATTCCTATACCATAAAGTTGAGTAACTATGGATGCATCTTCTTTGAAGATTCCAACTGCAAGTGTTCCCCAAATTCCTGCAATAAGATGAACTGATAACGCTCCAACTGGATCATCAATTTTCAGTTTATCAAACATTGGAATAGCGAGAACTGCTAAACTTGCACCGATGACTCCTATAATAAGTGACAAACCTATTGATGGATAATCTGGACCTGCTGTAATTGAGACTAATCCAGCAAGTGCACCATTTAACACCAAAGTAAGATCTACTTTTTTGTATAGAAGTTGTGTTATAATCATGGCAGTTACTGCACCTGCGGCGGCCGCCATATTTGTGTTTAATATTACACTAGCAATAGCATTAACATCATCTTTAGTTCCCATTGCTAGTTGAGATCCACCATTGAATCCAAACCAACCAAACCAAAGAATAAATGTGCCCAATGTTGCTAATGGTAAATTAGATGGTGGAATAAGATTTACTTTTCCATCATCAGTATATTTACCGGTTCTTGCACCTAAAAGAATAACTCCCGCAAGCGCTGCCCATCCACCAACGGAATGAACAATTGTTGAACCAGCAAAATCAGAGAATCCCATCTCAGATAGAAATCCTCCGCCCCACGTCCACGCACCTTGTAGTGGATAGATAACACTAGCAAGTACAAGGACAAAAAGCATGAACGACCAAAATTTCATTCGTTCTGCTATTGTTCCAGAAATGATGCTTGCTGCAGTTGCAACAAACACCACTTGGAAAAAGAAATCTGACATACCAGAATGATCTCCGTCCGAGATACTTCCGTACATCAATTGATAACCTATTGCAAAAAAGGCCAGGCAGGACAATGAATACAAACAAATATTCTTTGTCAGAATAGCAGTTGCATTTTTTGTTCTAACCATTCCTGCTTCTAACATTGAAAAGCCTGCCGCCATCAACATTACCAGCGCACCGCTGAAAAGAAGTAGAAAGGTATTCAAGATATATTGTGTTTCATTCATAAAATTCTCCTTTCATTATGTATATATTATAATCACTTTTTACGTCAATTTTTAATCAATTGATATTATTATTGATTAAAATTTAGACATAAATTTGGAGATTTGGTGAACAAATGGTAATAAAAGAACTGCCATAAACATATTGACGCCCGTATGTACTATAGCAATTTGTCTGGTAATTCCCGTTGGCATACCATCTGAAACAAGAAGTCCAGCTAACCAAATAGTACCAGTAGTTCCTATATTTGCTCCTAGAACTGCTGCAATTGCCGCAGGAAGTGGAAGTGCACCACCAGCAACTAAACCAATAATTGCAGTAGTAGATAATGATGAAGATTGCCACAATAGAGTCATAACAATACCACCAACAAACATATAGATAGGATTACCTAAAAACCATTGTAGATGGTCAATATTTCCCATGGCTTTCATGCCACCAGAGAACATTTTAAGACCAATATAAAAAATCACCAAACCAAGTAAGGTTTGGATTACTGGATTATTCAATTCCATAGTCTGGACCTTCTTGATGAGTTTTGCTTTTTTACTTACTTTCATACAACTATATATGAAAATTAATATTAGAAAACAATTAGAAGAATAATAATTTTATATTGGAAGTTTTGAAGTCTTTGGAAAGAAGTTTAAAGACTCAGCATCATTTCTCAAATTTTCTTTATTTTCAGCACTAATCAAACCTTTGACAGTTTCTGCTTCTAATCCATTTTGATCACAATAATGCAATATTGCATCAATATAATTCATTGATGATGTACTAACTAGTTGATTTATTTCATTATTAAATTTATTTCTATCATTCAAATTGAGCATAGCTTTAGTTTTTTTGGTAGGTTTAGTCATTCAAAATTTCAGTTTAGGTTATATAATAACAAATATATTATTAAATGTCAAGTATTATTTTGTTTATTTTTATAGTCACTTATTGCTGCTTTAATTGCGTCCTCTGCTAAAACAGAACAGTGTATTTTGACGGGTGGTAAAGATAATTCTTCGACTATTTCTACATTAGAAAGTTCCATTGCTTCATCTATAGATTTGTCTTTAACCCATTCGGTTGCGAGAGAACTTGCTGCTATAGCACTCCCACAACCAAAAGTTTTGAATTTGGCATCAACTATTTTATCACCATCAACTTGAATTTGTAGTTTCATTACATCACCGCACTCAGGCGCTCCCACAAGACCAGTACCAATGTTATTATCAGTGGAATTAAAACTACCCACATTTCGGGGTTTTTCATAGTGATCTATTACCTTATCTGAATATGCCATTATTCTTCCTTATCTTTTCCGTTTTGTAATGCTTGTTTTGCATTTTCATTATGATCAGCCATTTCTTTGTCTTCAGAATCTTCCTTATCCTTAAACCAATAATCAGTAGATTTGGCAAGAACACCAACATAAGCACCAACCATAATATTAACCAAATCTCGATGACCATCTTTGAGATCTGCGAAAAATAAAAGATAAACAAGGAATATAAAAGTTATAGCGTTTGCTATTGATATGGAAAATCTAGCAAACCAGTTTAATAATTTTCTTCTTTCAATTCTTTCATATTTCAATGCTTCCATTGGACGGTGTTCCCATAATGCACGTTCTTCAAAATCAACCATCTCTT